AGCCATTATTTTTTCTTTTTCTTTTTTCCGCCTGGTTTTATTTTACCAGAGCAAACTGCTGATCCATACATATTAGCATATGCAGATGGATACACTTTAAATTTTCTTTTAGCCGCAGCTTTTCCTTTTGCACAAAGTTTTGCCATTACTTTTTCTTTTTAGGTTTTTTAACTCTTCCACCTTTAGCCATAAATCCCATTTTGTTTCTGACTTTAGTTGGTAGTTTACCTAAAGATTTTTTCTTTTCTTTTGGAACTGGTTTTAACATTACTTTTTTCCTCCTAAGTGTTTTAATTCCGTAGCTTTAATTCCATAGACAGCTCCAACGACAGCTACCCATAAAGAAATTATCCACCACGGCATTGTTTGTAATTTTTCAAAATATAGATCTAATTTTTGACCAATCTCTTCATCTTCTGCAAACACAGAATATGCGAGCAAAAACAGAGGGCTTGAGAGAATTAATAAAATAAATTCGTCCTTCCAATCCCCTTTTTGATTTTGAGCAATCTGTCCTGAATACTCTATCTCTCCCCGTTTCATTTTTTCAGCATGGACTATTCCAGCTTCTGACATTATAATTTCAGATTTTTTCTTATTCTTATAAATCTCAGCGCCAGTTTTTAAAGCTGTACCGATTAAACTCCACGGAAACATAAAATTAATACCAGGTAGCCGTACTTCTTTTCTCAGCTAACATTCTTTTTTGACCTCTAACTTTATCAGTCATAGTTTCGCCAGCTTTTGGTGTAGGTATTACTTCGCCACCAGTTGGATATCCATCGGATACTTTTCCACCTTTTGGCATAGGTACCTTTTTTTCTAATTTATCGAACTTGTTCATTTTTTTCTCCTATTTTTACTCTTACCAGCTTCGGAAAGAGCAATTGCTATTGCTTGTTTTCTACTTTTAACAGGTTTTTTAGATTTTCCAATAGGTAGTTTACCTTTTTTAAACTCTCTCATTACCTTTTTTATCTTTTTTTCAGCTTTATTCATTACATTCCACCTCTATTTTTAAGTTCATGCTGTAAAACTGTTTTTGTTAATGAAGTATCTGCTCTTAATTCAGCTAAATCTTCATTTTGATCTAATTTTTGTTGATCTGTCATTTGATTCATCATCGCTTTCATCTTATCAACGTTAATTCTCTCTTCATCAACCTTTTTTCTTCTAGAATTTTCTTGTGCTCTGATGTCAAGCTCTCTAGATTTTAATCTAGCGATAGGATCATTACCAAAATCACCATTAATTTTCTTTTCTTCTTGAATAAATTCATCCATCATCTCAGCAATCAATACTGCTTTTCTAGATTCAATCTTCATATTCAATTGCATAACCATTTGTTGCATTTGTGGGTTCTGCATTGCTTGTGGATTTTGTTGCATAGCTTGTAATTGCATAATCTCTTTTGAAAATTCCATTTCAACTTGTTCTAAAGCCATCAAAGAAATATGTTCAAAGATATTTTTTTGTAAAGAACCATTAATTACAGGATTATTTTTTGCAATGTTAGTAGACATAAAATGTAAATGAGCTGTGATGTGAGCTCTATGGTCTTGTCCTTTAAATGCTTGGAATGGAATACCACTTAATGAATCAATATGTTCTAAAGATGGATCTTTAGGCATAGGTTGAGGTGGTTTCTTTAAAATCAAATCAATATTTTTAACTCCTAATGCTTCATACATATTTCTATATGCAGCATATAAATTATGAATTTGTGGATTTGATTGAGCAAGTTGTAATTCAGTTTGAGCCAAACTAATTCTTTGAGTTTGAGAAAATATATTTGGATCTGCTACAGGTAGAATATCTACCTTGTCATCAAAGTCAGTTTGTTTAATTACTCTTTGTCCACCTACAACATCATATGGATATTCTTGAGGTAGGTATAATTTAAATACTCGTGATAATAATTTGAATTCATTTTTAAGTGATACATATAATCTTTTATGAATTGCAGACATTGTTCTGCTTCCACGTTCAAGCAATGCAACTGTCGTCCCCACTGCAGCTTGTTGATTACCCTCACCTACTTGCATGTCAGCTATAGATGCAAAACGCTGACCAGCTTGTACAACGACACCCATAAGTTGAAGAAGTGTTGCACTTGGCTCTTTGAATGGAAGAGTCATAAAAGCGTCTCTTATGTTTCCACCAGGAGCATCTACATCCCTGAATTCACCAGGTTGTATAGATTGTGCATCATCTCTAATTCTAATTCCTCTTTGCTTAAATCCAGCAGGTAAATTTGATAATGTCCCAGCATCCAATAATGATCTTAATGCTGATGTTGCAGTTCTAGATAATCCACCAATCATATGGATTAAACCAAATCCATAAAATCCTAAACCAGGTAAAAATTTAAAGTGTACAAAATAGGAAATCTTTTTTCTTAACTTATCTCCTATTTCATAGTTTCTTCTTATAGATAATATTTCTCGAGAGTTTTCTTCGATCGTTACAATATAAGGTAATTTAATACCAGTCATTTCCCCATCGGGTCCTCGATCTTCAAAACCTTCGATGTCTAGGTTAACATGGCATTCAAGTAATGTGAAGACATCTTCTTGTCTTCCTGATTTTTTTACACCTTCTAATTCATTTTCTTTTTTGTCTACATCAGACTCATTGTCATAACCAGGAGTTAAATCTATATCTCTATAAAATCCTGCGACTTGTTGTTTTCTTAATTCGTTTCCTGAAGTTTTAATTCTATGAATAATTGATTCAGCATCACTTAATGATGTTGCTGTATATGGAACGATTAAATCATCTGCAGGTACAAACTTTGATACAGCTCTTCCTAATAATTCATCGTAGTAAACTTTTTTAAATGCAGAACCTGATAGTGGTAAATAAAATAACATTTGATCAAACTCAGTTTCGTATTCTGGCATTTGATCCATTAACTGATAATTCATAAATTCTTTAACACGTTCCGCTTGTGTAGTTTTATCTGGAGTAGGTGTTCCAATAACTTGAGTTCTCACAGGTCCTTGAGCCGGGAGCAATTCTTTATAAGCCAATGCTTGGAATTGAGTAACCGCTTCTGCTAGAACAGGATGGGTCGCACCAGATGCGCCTTGGAATGGTTCTGATTTTTGTTCGTACTTGAATCCTAATAAATCTAAACCTTTAACATAAGCTTGTTCCCAATCTTGTCTTGAAGATTTGTAGTCTTGATAATTTGAAAATAATTCTGAACCAAGAGGTGCAAGAACTTCCTCTGGTAGTAACTCAGCCAAGTTGTCATAGTGGTTTTCCGATTGAGCCTGATTCATGGCTCCTGGTTCAAAATTAATTTCTACACCACCATCTTCCATAGGTGTGATTTCAGTCTCACCTACATTAGGTAATTCTTCTTGTAACTCAATATTCTCTTCGGCCGCTGCTTCAGGACCTTCTATTTCAATTTCTTTTCTAACTTCGTTTGGAAGTGCTTTGTCGATTTCTGCCATTAATTTTCTCCAGTTTTACATCTTTAACAGTATTATACTCAATATTCAAGCCTTCAGATTGTGGACCTGATTTTGGTGGTACAGTTGTTGTAAGTTTTTTATACTTACTTGGGTGTTTAAATACAAATGTCATTTACCAGTAATAACTTCTTTTTTTTCGTGGAAGTAACTCATCTCTATAGTCTTCTGGATGAATAATCAACCCCCCTTGTCTAAATCTCATTAAAGCTTGTGTTGTACTATCTACAAGATCGTCATGATCTCCATATGGAAAAGATGCACATTCTTCAATAACCTCTTGTGCAAACTCTCTTTCTTTTGGAGCCCAAACCATACCGGACTCAAACAGTGGAGCTACAGAATTTACACGGCTGTGTTTGTCGTTACCTTTAGAGGGAGAAAAATTAACGACTGGTATCCCCATCTGTCTGAGTTCGTATGTTAGTGGAAGACCAGATGCCTTAGCCTCAACTAATACTGTTTCAGGTTGCCAATAATCATATTGTTCTTTTGCAACCCTTCTTAATTCTGGAAACTCTAAACGTTCTTTCATTGCATCAAGTAAAATTATATGTTGAGGATCTCCTTCGTTTTCTGCAAAGATTCCCCAAGTTGTAATTGCACTAAAGTCAGCAGTTTCTTTTTTTAAAAAAGCAGTATCATAACTTTGAATAACATGAAGCAGTGGAGGTAAATAATCCTTATCCCAATTTTGCCACCATTCTCTTTTTAATAATGCACCTTCTTCTGCAGTTGGGTTTTGCATATACTGTGCATTCCATTTTGCAATACCAGCAGAAGCTTTTACTTTTTCTAATTCTTCTAACTTCCAATATTCTGGCCATACAGGTTTATTGTTTGGTAGGATTGCAGGAAACTCAATTACTTCCCATTGGTCTGCTTTCTCTTCCTTAGCTCCAGCATTAACAAGTTGTGCTGTTAAATCTTTTGTAGACCATCTTGTCATTACAACTACAATTGCTCCACCTGGTTGTAAACGTTGTCGTGGTCCTGAGGTATACCATTCATAAGCATTATCAAATGCAGTAGGTGAATTTACATCTTGCTCAGAATGTGGGTCGTCAATAATTAATAAGTCAGCACCCCTCCCGGTCACCGCACCTTGGACACCAACTGCAAAATATTCTCCACCACCATTTGTTTCCCAACGTCCTGCTGCCTTTGAATCTTCTCTAAGTCTTGTTTTAAATAAATCTTGATATTCTTGTGAGTCAATTAATGTTTTAGCTTTTCTACCAAAACGAATTGCAAGTTCAGCTGTGTGGGTTGCTTGAATAATTTTTAAATTTGGTCTGTTACCAATCATCCATGCTGGTAAAAAATAAGATGCAAATTCAGATTTAGTATGCCTAGGTGGCATATTAATAATTAATCTTTTACATTCTCCAGTGCGAATTCTATTAAATGCATCAGAAATTTTTTTATGATGATACCCTTCAATAAATTCTGGCCAAGTGTATTTTACAAATGATAAAAAATCAGTTCTATATTTTTCTTGAGTAGATTTTTTTACCCTAGTTAAAATATCTAATTTTAATTGTCTTCTAACTTTCGGATCTGTAATTGCATTTATTTTTTCTAAACTAAGCATAATATTTAATTATGGTACCAAAAACTATTTAGCAGGAATCTATCTGTAAATCAAACACTATAGGATATATATTAGGTACCATATTTTAGAAATCTACCCCTCCCCCCTCTTAAAAAGTTCGACTTTTGACTTTGGCCTGGTACCTCTATTAATCATGGGTGGGACCCGCCCACATGCACTCCCCATGACCTGCGACACTTTGTCACACCCCGCACTACTGGGGTGTGACACTATGACATATTGACTAGCCGATACAATCCTTACAGTAGCCTTGCTTCCATGACCACCAATCTAATCGCACGACTTGACTACACCCACGACAAGTGTTCGTTTGCTGACACCACTCATGTGCCTTGATCCTGGCTTCTTTTTTAGAGAAGCCTTGACCAATAAACTCTTCTTTCTTTTTATTAACTACTAGTCCCATGATTAGGTAATCCTCCAAACATTGACATCACACCACCAAACAAAATCAATACTCCAAGTGTTTGATGATCTGAATGTATAAAAGTTATTAGACCTAGCATAGCTAACACAAAGCCAGTTAATATCATTATTAATCGCATTACACTTTCCATTATTTACTTTCCTCACTAAATGGAAATGATAGTTGAGAATAATTAAAGTTCTCATCACTCTTAACTACTTCTTTGTCAAGTTCTTTGTCCCACTGTTCAGTGATACGTGCCTTGCTGTCTTCCATATCTTTTTTAACTAACCTCAATATTTCATCTAGCGTGTTTGCTATTCTAATTAATGGGTTAATTGATCTGTCGTTTATGTTGTTATCATCTGTCATTTTATACCTTTCTGTTATGGGATAATAATTACATTATCCCATAACCATTGTCAAGTGTTAGTTTTCGTTTTTTATATTAGGTAAAGCTGTCAAATCTTGGTTCCAACTTAACCCTATTTTTTTACTTACTTCATTTAAAGCAATGGACAAAGTATCTGGCGTTCCCGCTTCCATGACAGTATCAATTGCTTTTTCTTCTAGGTCTTTTAGCAATTTAAGTCTTGCACCTTCTGGTCTTCGCTCTATTTCTTTTTCAGCTTGATTTGAAGCCCACGATCTTAATTGCTCTTCACAATCAGATAATGATAATTTATTGTCATTATCATAACCATAGCTTCTTTCACTTTTTCGTCTAAAGCTATAACCAAGTTCTTCATCTTTTGGTTTTTTCTGTTCAAAGAAAGTTAAAGCTGTTGCCCTAGCGTCTTCTAACATTTTTTCAGCTTGTCTAAATTTATTGATGATTTTATCAGCACCAATTTTTTTAGATAACTTTGCAACAGCAACATCAGTTGCTTTTGTTTTAAACTGTTTTACTAACAGTTCTTGATCTTCTATCAGTGGTTCAAATTGTCTTCGCACTTTTGATTTAAAATGCTCCAACTGATACTTTGTCATTGCTTTTGTCATAATGTATTTCCTCCATTTGTTAAATACACATGTGTTTTAAAACACATGTGTTCGCATTACCATTTGACAAATTGTCGCAGTTTTATTTTTTTTAAATGGGTGGGGCCCGCCCACATGCTCTACTCTGGCCTGCGACGATCTGTCATATTATGTTTCACGTGAAACTCTGATAAGGTAAATACTATGAGTAAATCATATAAATATCTGCCATATGATCTATTAAAAAAGCTTA